CAAAACGTTCGGTGGTTTTGGTCGGGTAAACATATAGCGTTATCCGCAACAACCAATTGGAAGCCACAATTGGAGCTGGAATTTGAAACGGTTAATCCGAGTGAAGCAAATGATCTACTCACCTCAGAGGGGTAGTGTTTTTGTGAAAGCGGGTGCAGGATTTAATCAATGTCGGAGGATAGGCCCGGGTTACAGGGGCACAGAACCGACCTTGGCATGGGGGAGATTGTATGTGACGATCTCTTGAGTAAGAGTCTATCGGTGTAGCGACCGGACATGTCATGGCCTCATGGGTAATGTAGGGACACCATGCCCTAAACCTTAACGCAGTGTAAGACGATAAGCGACTTAAATTGTATAATACTTGATATTATGCGTGTTTAGCGTAACTTGACAAGCTAGTTTAAACAGCAAACCAAATCTAAGGAACCTAACCTTTTGGTGAATCATGCTTATCAATTCCGTTCAATCCAGGGAGTTCCTCCGCGCCGAGGCGTTCAAACCAGTCGTTGACAAGAAGGGTGATCCGGTACCGGGTAAGGAGACGTTCAAACGTCTCTTTCTCCGTTCCCAGCATCACGTTAGTGCAAAGATTGGTGATCGCATCAACATTGGCTCGTCCAGTGTTTTCTACGGCCTGGAGTTTTGCTCCACTCGTAATGACCCAACTAAGTTGTTGACCATTGATGATCGTGTTCCCGCAGTTGCTAGTCAGAGTTTGACAACTTTGATTTCAGTTTTGCGTGATCTCGGCATCAAGCAGTCAGTTTCTGGTCCGGGTGATTACGAATCCCCTTTTGATATGCGTTCCTTAGCTTACGTCTGTCTCTATGTAGCTGCGGCTACTAGTTGCGACGTTGAACCCCTTTTAACAACTCGTGCTAGAGTTGCTGCCGTCAGTGCCAACTCTAGCCTACATTTAGGTACTACTTGTACCTTCTCTACTGGAGTTTTCCAGAATAGAGATGAACTCATGACTTTGACCTACCTTGCAGGTGCAGCCGGTGTCAACACTATGCGTGTTTCGACTCAAACTGTTCCTATGGTTGGTTCAAAGTTGACCGGGCGTGCTCTTGGAGCATACGCCTTGCGTGTTTACGCAAACATTCTAGCTGAAGCTCACACCGTTGCTGCTTCTGCTATTCATGCTGAAGCTGCTTTTAGTGGTGCTCTCGCTTTCTTGAAAGTCTTGGGCCATTCTTCTGAAGGTAGTGGCATTCGCTTGGCCATGTGCTCTCGTACTTATGGTCCAGCAGTTGGTTTTGTCATGACCCACGCTACCTCGTTCTGTGGTCTCAGTACCTTGCGCAGGTTGCATTGTTCCGACTTAACTCGCTACATCATCAGTTTTGTTTTGACTGGTGTCGGTAGGATTGCACGTTCTGATCCAACCAAGAGTCCTTATGGTTTGCCAACCATTTACCGCCCTGAGATTGTTACTGGCAGGCCTGACTCGATGGTCGGCTTTATGTATGACTTCTACGAGATGACCAACAATTGGAGGAAGCTTGCAGCTGAAGAGGATGGTTTGGCAGTTGATGACCATATGGATGGTATTAGTTGCAGCCGTTACTTTGATGAGAACAAAGTTGACAACCATTTCAAGAACGAGGCTATTATTCCGTTCTTTTATGTCGAACCAGGTCCAATCTCGACTTCTCTTAAGTCCAACATCTTTATGTTGGGCTGTCAGCAGCAGGGTGTGACCTTACCTCTTTTTGAGAAGGCAACAGGTTATAAAACTTTGGCTTATACCGAGTACCACAAAATCCCTGTTCCTGGAAGTGTTGTCCGCATTGTTTGCAACGAAGGGTATCAGGCTAGGAGGAATGGTATTAACTATCTCTTCAGCGGCAGGTATTCTAAGCATAACGGCCTCTCTCAATTCAACCAGGTTGCATTTCCTGGTAGTGGCATTTACCACAAGGACATGGCTATGTCGGGTGATGCCAACTCTCATTTGGCTAACCGCCGCTGGCACACGTACCACTGTCCATTGCCTAACCCAGGTGAAAACTTCACAGTTAGGCCAACTTGCTTCTCTTACACTTACGCTGGTGGTAGAGTTGAACCAACCCTGAGTGAGTTGGTTGATGTCAAAGTTGACAGTGTTTTTGGTACACTTGTCATTGCTGAGGCAGGTCAGATGAAAAATTCTTACCACAGGACGATTCCTGATCATTTGGTTGATGTGGTGGGGCAGACAGCTGGAGTTTTTCCATTCTTGGAAGAAAAAGCGAACATGGTCGATTATGGTAGTGCAATTGGACAGGAAGGAGGCATGGTCAGTCCAAACTTACCTAGTACATCAGACCTAATTGAAACAGTTCACATGACCGGACCAACAGAGGTTTTTGGTATTGAAGAACATAAGGATGAATCAATTGAAGCAGTTGATGATCCAGACGAGACTTTTACGTTGCCACCAGGATCCGGGGAGCTACAGCCTGCAAAGAAGGACGAGGCCCCCGGAGGTGACGATTAGTCGCTTTGAGTATATCCGGAAGAGGTATGGGAAATGTGCCTCTCTGGATGAAGCTCTAGTTACCATTTCCCTAGCAGAGGCTACTCTCACGGGGCCCGAGCTAGTTGAAGTAGGCTTGAATTTGTGGCATATCCCACTACAAGTTAAAGTTACTGTGCGAGACATACTTGAGTATGGTTTTGAACTGAACCCAGCTCAAATTGAAGGAAAAATAGTTCAATCGGTTTTGGATTCAAAAGATGACAGGGATGTTTTCCCAGTTAAAGCTCATCCGGGAGCAGAGACTAAGGTAAACGTTTTCTTTAGAGATGTGTGGATTGATTGCAAGAAGTATGAGCGTGAAGTTGCCGCTTATTTAAGTAAGAACTGTTCTTGTATGGTTGGTTTGTTTAATGATCAGGCGTCAGCTTGGATCATATGGTTTACGGCAGTGTGGCATGTTGACAAAGACGTAGCATGTAGCATCCTGTCAATGTGTCAGGACATGGATAGTTTGAAGAAACTGTCAGATTATGTGAAGGCACTAGGTGCTAATCGAACTCAGTTAGGCTGTCTTTGTACCGAGTTTAAGACAATGGCTTGTCGTGGGACTGCAATGTTTGATCCCTATGAGGAGGTTCGATGTCGCATAAATGAGAAAGACTTTAAAGAAGAGAAGTCGTGTCTGATTGGTGAAGAGATCAGACCATATGTACGCGCTGTATTGGATGAGGAGATTGGTAAGCATCCAGTGTGGCCGTCAAAGGAGGAGTATTGGTCACGCAGATGGTTGTATACCAAGTCAGGTGCTCATTCGAGGCGTATTGAGAAATTGAAGCTAGATGAACGCCTTGATCTGCCTGAACGTCCGACTAGGAGAGAATTCGCTGAGTCGGTTGAAGAGTGTATGGTTGCAAAAGGAGAACCAAGCTGTCATGCTGGACAGAGTGTGAAGCTAGATACAGGTAGTACGAGAGCTATTTATTCTGGCGATACAATTAACTACTACACTTTTGACTATTTGTTGATGCCCATCGAGACTGTTTGGCGCAACAAAAGTTGTTTGCTTGATCCAGGTTGTCGTCAACCTACAGAACTTTACAGTGCATTAGCAAATAACATGGATGTTAACCTCATGATTGATTTTGAGGATTACAATAGTCAACATGAGAAATCAGCAATGAAGGTCGTGATCGAGGAGGCATGCGCAGGTGCGCCTCCTGAAGTGTTAAAGTGGGCTTTAGAATCTTTTGATAAGGAGATTGTGTACTGGCGTGAAGATGGTGTTGAGAAGAGTGCGAAGACGGTGGGTTCACTGTTTAGTGGACACAGAGCAACGACTTTCCTTAACACTATACTTAATAGTGCATATATAAGATTCGTTTATGGCTCAGTTAGATTGCCAGTACGAAGTTACCATGCAGGTGATGATGTGTACTTGAGTGGCAAAGCTGAATTCGTTGGTGAATTAGTTGAAAAATTGCTTAAGAGCAACGTGCGAATTAACAGGAGCAAACAAGGCTGTGGTCGCCATGTTGGAGAGTTCCTGCGAGTTGCTTTTACAAGAGATGCTGGCCGTGGATACTTGACTCGATGTATATCATCGTTGGTCAGTGGTAGTTGGACTACAGAGTCAAGAGGGTCTACAGCTGAGCTTGCCTTGAATTATGGCAGGCAGCTGTGGACTATGATGGTCAGATCAGGGAGTAGGAAACTTGGTTGGTTGTTGAGAACGAGTATGGTTAGGCGGCTACCTGAGATCGCACATTATGTACCGGATATATGTGATTTGCGGATGTCAGTGGGTGGCCTTCCTGTACTTGACGGGCAACTTGGTGAGTGTTCAGTGATTATGTTTGAACCACCAAAAAAGAAGAAAGAAAAACATAAGAATAAGGCTTCGTTTGCAACGGATGCCTTTCTTGACAAACATATCGATAGGCGGCTATTGGAAGAAGCGGGTATTACGAGAGAAGCGATGCGCAGGCTGATGCTAGAAGTGTCATACAAGCCTGAACAGTCAACACTGCTCGAGGAGTCCCCCCCGTGTTCTTACTATGTCTGTCCTGTCCCTCAGCGATCTTTTTACGGTATGTCTGTCGCCCGAGCAAATAAGGTTCGGGAAGTGACGAGGGGCGAAAGTGCAATGGCCAAGTTGCTGGGCCGTCTAAATCCAGGAGTGGACTGGGAATCTTTAGTCAGAGGATTGATTGGAGATAAGAGTACACTAGCTGCAAAATTAGACAAACGTAACTATCCGATCACGAATAGTGGAACAATCGGCGTGTCAGAACTCGCTGGTCTCAGAAGTAGATATATGAGACCAATGCGCGTAGGCACATTGTTTCCAGTGTTAGTGTAGAGCTTGACTCTGGGTGAAAGACATTTTTGGTCAGTTGGTAACATTTAGGACATAGTCCTCAGTTACTTGGTAAGTGGATACGGCTCCACTTATCAGATTACAAATTTGACGGGATCCTTATAGCAAAGGTGTGTCGGAAGCACCATGAGTAGG